AATTCCGAGGTAAAAGTAAGAGATTATCCACAACCTTACTTTTATGAAAAATTATCAGATATTTTTGTTTCAGAAATCCCGAAAGCGGTGACTCCAGAGGATTTAACATTGGTTTTAGAGAATATTTCCATATCTTACGAATTATTCAATGATTTATCAATTTGGGGATTCGTTAATTATCCAGAATTACGAAAGTTTTTCATGCATGATACTAAAATATACGGAACAAAAATTTCTTTCGGAGATGATAATTTTTTACCCTTCTCAAAGAAAGATGAATTTAAACTCCTGAGAGATTTTAAAGTGGGAGAAGCAGACTACAAGAAGTTGAGTATTTCACAGCAATATATTGTGAATCTGATGAATGATTATGCGCGATTCGTAAAGGAAATGAAAGGTAGATTTTTATCTGTATGTAAGACGGTTGGCCCTTGGGAAAATTATGATGAAACGATTATTACTTGGGCGGGGCAAAAAACCGAAAAATCCGCAGAAGAAGCGAAAGAATTAGTTAAACAAGGTCTCGTTCCATTTGGATCGTATAAAGGCACCCCCATCTCTTATTTACCGGAGAGCGTTGTAAGAAAAGAATTAAGTAAAAAACGCGCTACAAGGGAATACAGAATAGCTCTTCAAGAAACCTTCCCTCATTTAATTAATAAAAGTTCAATTGGTTCAGCGAGCAAAAAGAAAAAAACTAAAAAGGGACGTCGCAGAAAGAATGAAAAAACAGCAAAAAAGAGTGCGAAACCAACATTGATGTATTTTTATATGGATGGATGTCATTGGTGCGCAAAGTTTGAAGACACATGGAAAAAAGTTAAGAATACAATCAAAGGTGTTACTTTTAAGGAGATTGATGGTCGTGACGGGGGGCGAGGCGAACGGGAAGCAAATAAATACGGAGTTACTTCATATCCTGCGCTCGTGAAAATTGTTGGGGGAAGCGCTGAATTATTAATAGCAAATAGTTCCAAAGAAAGAAGTTTGAAAAAGATTAAGGAATTCATGAATAAATCTTAAAGAGTCGTCGTTCAATCACATCTTCGAAACATTCTTGACGCGCTGCTTCTTACCTTTGGGTTTCACCGGCTTCTTTCCCTTCCGTTGAATAGGGATATGGCGCCTACGATAGAGATAGCTGGGTTCCCCGCGTTCCTTTTTCCGAAAGGTTTCTGTCAGAACAATTGTACAATCAACACTACGATCATTCACGATGTGATTCATCCTTAATAATCACTCACACAATTATCTATAAAAGTTAGTTTTTATGAACAAATGTAAATCAAATTTAATTCCTATCATTGTTTAAGAGTATTTTCTTATTGTTCATAGTATTGTATAAATTTGATTTGATACTGAATAAAAATAATCAGTATTAAGAAAATTTTTGAACGATGGATTCTTTGAACGGAACCATCTTTAATTATTCGGCAGACATCATCTATTTTGATTCTTTCTCAAATGCAGCAATTTATGCCACCTTGTTTGCATTCTTCTTGGTCTCATTTGTGATTTCAACGGGGATGCTGGGATGTAGTGTATACAGTCCCGACATAGATCATGATAATGAATTTTACGGCGAAGAGTCAGGTCCGCAATGGAATACTTTCGCGGCGGATCTAAAGAGAAAAAAGCAGAAACGAAGTTATATTCATTTTGTATGGGGCGTTGTTTGTGCGTATCTGTTGTATATGACATATGCTACTTATATGTATTCCTTTTCTAAGGAAATTCTTACACCTGTTCAAGCATCAATCTACGATAATTCCGCCCCTTGCTCTGAAAATCCAGATGTAACATGCTGTACATATTATGATGAATGCGTTGAAGGTGACAGTGGTCCTGCTGGACCTATGGACGCATCACGATATATCATCGGTGCTTATTCGGAAGGTGGAAATGCCGAATGTCCTCGTATTTTAGACATCATTGATACGAGGGATACTCTTATGGAACAACAATGGTCTATTCCATGTGAACATACAGAGCACGGTTGTTGTATGGTTGATGCGATGTGTGATAGTTATATTCGTCAGGGAGAGCCATATCTTAGCTTCCAAAGTTCTATCAATTGGAGACAAGGTTTAGCTAGGAGAGGAAAGACTATGACAACTATAGCAAAGATAGATGCCGAAGGAACTAATTGTGGGGATGAAAGCGTTCTACGTCTCTTGACATCCTATGGCTGGGAATTGATAAAGAATATTCCATTGGAAGGAGGGGGTAGATCTCAAATGCAATCGTATGATTATCTTCTTGAGAATATGCGCTCCGCCACCGCTGGTATCTTAGGTTTTTGCCTGTTCTCGCCTATTGCTGGCTTCATCGTTTTCAGGAAAAAAACACATGAAGCTCTAGAAGATGCTGAAAATAGTGATGAAGATTGGTCTCCCGCAGTGGAGCCTTAATCAATGATTATAGATATAAATACCAGCACCCACAGTAAATACACCAAAAATTTTACGAAGTGTGTCAGGGTCCATGGGTAAACTATATTCTGATGAAACAGAAGCAAAAATTGTAAATATTACGGCCATATACAAAGCCGCCTTAACATCAACAAATCCTTTTTTGTAGAATTTCAATGCTGCGAATAATCCGATGGGTGGAAGAAGCATAAACAAAGATGTTCCTATACGCATTTTCATAGATCCTAATATTCCGAAAAGGGTTAGTAAAGGAACAATCAATACTTCTGCTCCAGCACCAATAAATCCGGCCGCCAAGCCACTAATGATGCCGGTTACTGTTAATCCTAAAATATAAATTGAATCCATAATTATAATATTTCTTATATTATAATGCCAAAATACAATATATATATTATTTGCAAGACAGAGGAAGATTTCTTGGATAAATCCAAGGCTCTCTTATCTCAATACAAATCAAAAATTTGTCATATTCAATGGATACCAGCAGAATATCTAACTTTGACGCAGTGTAATCGTAGAATGCTAAAGGACCTTAATACAAGATGGAATACAGAAAAATCTAAAATCATCGCTAAACTTGGAACTATCGCAGCACACAGAAAAGCTCTATTAGCAATTTATATGAACAAAACAGAGAACAATATTGTGTTGGAGGCGGATGCTACTTTATCAGCGCCACTTCCAAATCCGCCTTCTGAATCTTGTTATTTGGGGGGATGGATAATACCTCCTCAAATTACAAAAGCAGGCGAAGTGAAAGTAAATGTAAAACCTCGCTCGGGATTAAATACGATTGAATACGGAAAATTTAGTGTTCTGATGGCACATGCGTTATTTATTAAGACGTTTGAAGAAGCTATGCAACTCTTTATGACAACAATTGCAGACAAAATAAAAAATTATGATGTTCATTTAATTGATATGGAATTTTTTAAACATTTTCAATATCCTCCTGTATTTGTTCAAGGGAAACATGTTTCCGAAATTGATAAAGTCACAAACAAGAATGATTTAAGAACGCACTTATACGGTCTTAATATGGAGGTTAAATGATAAGATTTACTGACGCATTCTTTCTTCAAAGAAACTCTTAATATCCTTAAATTCTCGGTATTCTCTCTGTTGCTTTTCTCCAAAATCTAGTTGTCTCTCAAGATATCGGAGACCCTCATTGTCCCGATATTTAGGATTCTCCTTTTGCTTTATTATTTCCTGTTTGACGCCATCAATCACATTCTCCCTACGACGCTGCGAACGTGCCATAGCTCGGAGTCCGGATTCTTCAATGATATCCCTTCGTATTTGTTGTCGAAGACGACAGTATTCAGAGCGAGTGATATCGGGTCTCTGCTTCTTGAGAGATTCATAGCTCCCATGATTATTCTCCATTGTTATGAATTAATTAATTTTGTCTCTTCTTTCAAGGAAATCAAATTTATTTGCTGAAATACCCTTAGAAGAACGATAAACCCCCTCCTTTTTTAGGGGATTTCAAGTCTAATGTAAATCCTTCACTATTATCTTGTTGAGATTCTTCGTCGTCTACATCATCTGATTCTTCATCTGATTTTTGTTCTCCCAGCACTATCTCCGGAGGTGCGGGACTGGGTTCTGATTCTTGCCCTTGTTCTTCTTCGTTATCAGATTGAATCAAGTTCTTCATTTTTTCTAATTCCTCTTCCGCAGAATCATCATCATCTGAATCATTATCATCTGAATCATCATCAGATGACCCTAGAAATCCTTTCATAATCTTCTCAACAAATGTTAAGCCGGGTGCAGGGATACGTCCCAGAATAACATTGACACCCTCCATTTTATTACGAATATCACCGATAGCTTCCTGGCTATCTCTTGAACATTTTTCCAACTCTGCTTTCATCATATCCGACAAGAGAATCACACCCAAACATACATTGCCATTTCCTAAATATCTTTCCGCGTTTCTGCGAACAAGTTTTTTCATTTTACCACCATCACCCTCCATCGACTCTTTTAAATATTCAGATGAAGGTATCCGCGCCAGTGTATATAATACAGGACCATATTTCGGTTCATAAGCATCGCAAGTAGCCGTAATGCTTTGTAATTCGCTTTGTAAATCGCTTTCGCATGAATGATAATCATCTTTAAGAGCACTTAAATTGCGATGAATATCATCTGTATCTACGTCTCTAGAATTATCCATCAAGTTTTCAAGTGAAATAAATGTATCATCTAAATTCTTCTTGACTCCAAGTGCTCTTTGTAAATCAGAAATATCATAACAATCCTGAGGACAATCAAAAACATCTTCAGGAGATTCATCACTTGTATTGTAACCTCTTTCATTCATGACTTGCATAACTTTTGCTTTAAAAATAGGGGATCTGCCTAAACGAAGCACCATATCATTGTTAACCTTTTGATTGATAACAGACAAGAGCTTCACTAAATTTGTATCATGTTTCTGACATAATGCGTTACAATGATCAAGATAAGATACTTGATGAATCCTATCACCCGTCATGTTTGAAATATGTATAGGTGCGCTAGGACATATTTCCCCCATTGAAGTTTTGTTAAGGAAATCATTCAATGATAAATAGTTCAATTGTTCCATATAATTAATAGTATATATAAATAATTATTTCTTTCTTAACTTAAATATTTCATTTAATTAATATGGTGTGTGAGTGTATTCTTGTTGGGGACACGGGTACTGGAAAAGCAGACCAATATCGCGTAGCAAAATCAATGGAAAAACTCATTAGAAGAAAAGATACAGATATTAAGCGTGTAATGATTGTTGGTGATAATATTTATCCCAATGGTTGTTATGGTGTAAAAGATCCGCAATTTTATCATAAATTCCAAAAGCCATATAGAAATATTCATCTACCATTTTATCTGTGTCTAGGCAATCATGACTACAGTCAAATAGTATCCGATAATTCTCAAGCTCAAATTGATTATACGGCGAGTGACTACAATGTAACATTAACAGATGGAACAAAGAAATGGAATATGCCTTCTAAATGGTATATGGAATCTTTTGACAATTGTGATTTCTTTTTCCTTGATACGAATATGGACAGATTAAAAACGAAAGAAATTGATGAACAATTGAAATATATGATCCGCGAAATAAAACAATCCAAAAATCTTTGGAAAATTCTATGCGGTCATCATACTTGGAGATCAGTCGGGGGTCACGGTAATGCTAAATCAGATATGCCACGATTCGAACAATTTATGAATGATTTATTATCAAAAGTCCATATAGATTTATATGTCTGCGGTCATGATCATTGTAAGAGCATTATAGAGGTCGGTAGAAATGGAGTGCCGACACTTGTTATCGGAACAGGTGGGAAAAAATATGATGAACACTTGTATTTTCCGAAGAATATGGATGAAGATGGTTCCAAGTTGAAATTCTTTTCGCCTGAATTAGGTGTATGCCACTTTAAAGCGACAAAGGATTCAATAACACTCACATGTTATACAGAAGAGCGCGAGCAAGAAGGAGACGGCCGAGAGCAGCGCCCGAAAAAAGAATTCAAATACACTATTTTTGGGAAACGTGAAAGAGGCTCTAAAAAGAAAAAGAAGAGTAGACGAAGAAAGAGAAGTAAAAGAAGAATGCGACGAAGAATTTCAAGGAGAACTTAAATGAATTCTAAATGACATTCCCACAAGTATCTATTGAATGTGAATTCAGGGATTAATTCATATTCCCTGCTTTGAATCTTGAATTCATGGATATCATGAGACTCAGCTGGAAAAATATAGGATAATTGTTCCTTATTTGTGAATTCTGTATCACAAAATTCAAATTCTATTTTATGCTTTCGGAAAAGATATTTTGAGAAGTCTTTTAGCAAAGGACCCCGATTGCATTCAGTTGCCCATCTCCAATGAACGCATCCTCTGAAATAATAATGCGCGGTCCATATCAATGAATCCATATAATCAGAGCATTTCTGCTCATCGTGCCCATCATAACATAGATTTTGTAAAATCTTTCTCTCTTCTTTGAAGAATAGGATCGGTAAATTATCAATCATCTTCGGAACATTTTCCGCCAAACAAACATTATTGTGTATGGTATGATACTGAAAACGATGTATATCTTCCACCGATATACTTGAGCCGCACTCTTTATCTTTATTTTTGCTGCTCTCCATGATAAAAGACTTAAAATTGTGGAATAGTTCATTATACTGATTGTATATTTTTTTGTGTTGCCTATCACGAATAGACATCATCTTTTCAAGATTTATCGTTTCTTGGAGAGCAAGTTCCTGAATAAATTCTTTAAAGAAAGTAAGATGAATCAGATGCTCAAGTTTGCGATCAATGAGACAAAAATATCCTTGATATCTTTCTTGGAGTTTAAGATATGTTCTCACTAAAATATCGTGACCACCATATCTCAGATTTAGAGAAGGCATGTGATTAATGAAATCATTTCCCAAGAGAAAACACATAAAAATATAGTCATCAATAACAATCTTTTTATCTCTAACTCTGCATCTACTTAACGAATCGGTTAAGTGTTCTTTCAAAACATCTATCTTCAAATAAATGAATTCTTCAGTCGTATCTTCAATATT